CGTAAGCTTGCCTATATGCTCTCCAGTGCTGACCTTTATATTAGATCCCGACACTGCGTAAGTTGATGGAACTCTGGTTGCTTGGGTGCTACTAGCTCCTACTGTTAAAGAAGTAGAACTAGAAAGCTTCGATATGATTTCTGCTTGGCAGGGAGCAGCCAATAGAAACAGGATTAATAACTTTTTCATGTCAATTTACCTGTCTGTGGATCTATAGGCTTATTAGTGAGGGGGTCTATCTTTGGCTCCATTGGTACAAGCTTTATCGGTGTCTCCACTCTAATAGTTTGATAACTTGTTCCTCCTATTGTTTTACTTTTTCCTTCATCTATTTTATAAGTTCCATCGCCTTTTTTAGAGGTAGTTGAAATATTAAAGGAGGCCAAAACCCCTGTAAACACTGAAGCTATGAATGTTGGATCAATTTTCTGTTGAGGTATTCCTGGGATGGAAACGTAGTTTAAAGTAAGGATCGCACCGGACCACCCAAGAACTACAATTTTTATAAGTGTAGTCGTGGTGTCATCTAATCCGTCCTTGAATTTTTGAAAAGGATTCTTTTTTTTAGGCTCGTTTACTTTCTTTTCTTCCATAGAAATCAGTGGTAGGCCGTCCTACACTAGACACAATTTGTTATTTTGAACAGTGGCAGAGATTACAGCAGCAATCATTGGTGCAACAGCCAGCGTTGTCATCATGTCTCTTAGTAACGTAAGCAACCGCCGTGATCGAGACACCAGAGAGCTATTTAACCGTATAAATGAATTAGAGAAAACAGTTGCTAGTCATCATCCACCAGATCGTAATCGCAAGTGGAGAGCCTAAAGAGGATTCTGAGGAAACACTTGGAAATCGCTCACAGGAAACTCTAAATGCTCCCATACATGAGAATTAGAAGCGACATCTAAAGCATCATCAGGTGTTTGAGCTATGACAACCGTTTGGAATCCACAATCAGAAACAGAACTATAGCCAACAAAACCAGAAGGGATACGCACCACCCATCCTCTAGGTCTGTATTCAGTGGTTCCCATGGGTCTTGATCCATCCTGCTTTTGCATCTTGCCTTTGGACTTTTTCGATTGGGACACCAAGTATTTGTGCATCGAGAAGGCCCTCAATATCACCTTTATACGCTGCCAATTCCAATTCCCAGAGTTCTTGTTCACGTTCCTTAATAGCTCTATCTTCATCTATAGCAAGAGACTCGTTCCAATATTGAACTGCACCAGCCAAAGAATCTAATCTGTCATCATGTTGTAAAGATTGTTTATCGACAGTGAGATGAGTTAATTGATGAAACAACTGGTATGCCAAGGCTGTCTCTACGGAATCATCATCTCTAGCTTTGGAATCATCTTCAATTACCGAGCGGTTAAAGATCAACCGATGTTGATTCATTACTGGCTCAAGAGCATTAATAATTCTTCTTTCCTTCTGGACATTGCTCCTAGTCGCTTCAATCGTGCAGGGGTAAACCTCTCTGAGGTAAGGCTGCAATAAATTTTCCATCATGCCTTGACCAAACTGATCTTCTAAGAGAATCAGTTTTACTTTTCTACGTTTAGCTGCTTCTGCAATTCCTCTTAAGACAGGCTCTGTATATCCTTCTCTAAAAGATCCAACCTCTAAGACAAATAAATTTCCATTGAGATGAGCGACAATAGAATAAGCAGTTTCATCTAAGCCCTTACCTGAAGGATCTATAAACATTACACATCCTTGAAACTCAATCCACTGCCCATGTATAAACGCTGGCCTGTGATAATAATCACCACTAAATCCAACAGCAGGCAGGTCAGTAATCCGATACTCAGCACCAGAAGACCACACCACTTTCTCAGGTGCATCTTGGTCAACTTCTAAAACTACTAAGTCAGATAATCTAAGAGGGAAACGATTTAGATCACTGAGTGTCGTATCCAGTTGAAACTGAAGCGTGAATTGTGATTTACCGTAACTAGCTTCTCTTTCAATTAAATCTAGTTCATTAAAGCGATCAGGGTCAGTTGGTTTATTAACAAGTTCGACACAGTTCTCTAGTATGATTGGTGCTAAAGATGCACCGTACTTCTGTGGTTTCTTTGGATACCTTGCAGGCCAGATACGACATTCATATCCTTTTGTTTGCAGCTTGTTATAAATACTTTCTTCCGTCTGAGGCGTACCCAGAAACATAATTTCTCCACCTGGTTTCAGGATCGCATTAAATTCTCCGACAGATACAATCAACTTCTCTCTCATTCCTACAGTCCAAGCTGTATTAGGAACCTCGCAGTCATCTGCAAGTATTAAATCTGCTCTACTACCAGTAAGCTGTCCAAAAATACCAACAGACTTAACAG